TTCATTATTTTCTGTATTTAATTCTGTTTTATTTATTTTAGATACAACATAATTATTATCTAACACGATTATATCATCATTATCACGTATATCTAAATCATTACATGTTTCTATATCTATTTTATTTACGATTTCTTTTTTAATTTCTGTGCTATTTGTTTTTAATTGCTCTTCTTCAATAGATTTGGTTGTAATAGTAGTATTAGAAATATTTTTTTCAGTGTTATCTACATTTTTGTTTGTTTCAATTTGTTCATATATTTTTCTAATTACAGGAAATTCGAGTCTATTTCTGTTATAAAATTTACCAAGATAAGATTGATTATTATCTTGGTTTAAAATTATTCCAATATTATTCATATATAAATATAATGATAAATACACAACAAATCTTTAAGTTATGTGATAATTATACTATAAATATAGATAGAAATAATAATAATTTAATGCATACAAATTTTGATGTGTTAGTAAATCCAGTTATAATTATAGAAACAGCGTTTCACACATTTAAATTTAAATTGTTATACAAAGACGCGAATAAAAAAACCTTCCAAATTCAATGTTTAGATAGTTTAAAAATATTACTATTTAATAGTGAAGGTAAATTATTTTTTGATGAATATTTTAATATTAATTCTTCAAATATTCATAATAGTATTTTTTATGGAGTGTATGATAATATAGCAATATGTTTTTTCTTATCAAGTGACCCAAATTTGATATTATGTTTTAACCAAAAATTATATCTAAAATCAATCATGGATGAATTTAATGATGAAGATCAAACTATATTTTTATATGAAGAGTATATTTATAATGTAAAAATTATAATAAATGAACCAAAACTTATTAATATAGATCCTTTAGAATATGTATATAAAATATCAAATGTTAAGGGTGTATTCGATTTTATATGTAAAAATTACGATAAATTACCTGAAAAAATTTTTATACAATTAAATCAATTTCCCATTCCTTTTGATTTATTTTATGAAAAAAATGTTAATACTTTTTTAGATAGAAGTTTCGATTTAAATACGCGATGCATAAATCGTCGTATTTATAAATATGACTCAATATTAGATTTAGATGAATTATGCCAATTTACAAAAAATGATTATTTTGATACGACTACTTCGCAAAATGTTGAACAATTATTACCAAAAAATGAAGAAATTATAATAATATGGACTAAATTGATAAATAGTGAAATTCCATCTCCTATTTATTTTAATAGTTCGGGAATCTATATGGTATCAAAAGATATTATTCAAAAAAAACCAGTTGGGTACTACAATAAAATACTAACACTGCTTGACCGAAAAAATGACCAAAAAATATTTAATTTATTTCAGTTTAGTCTATATACAATTTTTTTTATAAGTTCTTAAATATACGATATGATAAATATTCGCAGATGGTTAAATGAAAAATATATTTATAATACATTGAATAAAAAAAATTTTTTCTATATAACTTTAATTGTATTATCAATCGTTTTTTTTAAATACACTACAATTATTTGGTGGATAACATTAGTATCATTTTTATGGATAGCAAGTAAAATATACAATTTAAAAAAGAAACATATTGATGAGGAAGAATTAGATAACTATTGTATACAAGGTAGTGTAGATCCAAGATGTGATATGTATAAAAATGCGAAACAAAACTATAATAATTTAATTAATACTATTAGTAAAACTTTATAAAATACTATAAATTTAGTAATCGATAACCGTATCACTATTTATATGATTATCTTGTTCGTTATGATAATTATCTAAATCATCATCTATCATATTTTTTAGAACTGTTCCTATATCAAGATTTTGGTCTTTTTTGTAAACTAGTAATGATTCAACAAAATTAGAGATTTGCATCTTACATTCAGCTAATCTATCTAAAGGAACTAGATATCCATAAAACTTTTTATTAAAATCTCCCCCACATCGTTTAAATGTTCCTCTATAAGGATATGTATCTCCCTTAAAAAGAGCTATATTATTATATACAAATACATTTATCAAATGGTTAAATTTAGTTTTTTTTTTAATAGTTTCTCTTGTTGTTGTTACTTTTTTATATGCTGTTTTTTTTAAATCGGTATCTTCCATAGTTATGTTTTTGTATAATATATATTAATTTATATTATATTTTCAAATTTTTTTATGATTATTAATATATGGGTATAATAAATTTTATTGATAATATTTTATCTGAAAACAATTATAGAATAAATAAAACTAATCCAGGATTTTTATTGTTTTCTACTTTAAAATACTATTATAATGTTGAATTTAGTAATCAAATAACAACGAATATATGGTTAGGCAATTTTATAGAAAGTGCTAATGAAGATTTTATAAAAAAAAATAATATTAAAGTTATAATTAATTGTAGTAAAGATTTACCTTTCTACTTTAGTCAAATGGAAGTTCCATATCGCTATAGAATACCTGTAAATGATGATCGACAAGAAAATAGTCTTAAAGATATGTATTTATATTTACCAAGTATTATTGATAAAATTAAAAAACATATTGATAATAATCACAATATATATATACATTGTCATGCGGGGATGCAACGCTCGGCATGTGTAGTATGTGCATATATCATGGCTTCACATAATATGAATTTCGAAGATACATATACCTATTTAAAAGCAAGACGACCTATTGTATTTACACCAAATATTAATTTTAAAAAATCATTAGAATCTTATTATAATAATCATTTACATGTAAAAAATATTCAAAATGTTGATGATAAATAAAAAATACTAAAGTTTAGATATAACATTATACAAAAAAATAAATATTTGTATAGTGTAATACATAATTATATATATATAGTATTATACACAGTAATTATATCATTTTTACTATATTGTTTATTAAATTCAAGCATCCAAATATCCCATAACTTAATTAATGCGTTTACATCACCAGCTGCTCTATGTGCACTTTCGTTAACCACTGAAAAATATTTACCAAGGCTGGCCATTGAATGGCTATAAAGTTTTGGATACAATAACTTAGTTACAAATATACTATCTAGAAAATTTACTTTTGATGGTAGTTGTAAATTTAATTTTTTTAGTTGTGTTTTCAAGAAAATCTTATCGAAAGCATCTCCATTATGAGCTATTAAAAAAACTCGGTCATTACTACTATCTGAAATTATGTAAGTATAAAAAGCATGTATAGCTGTATTATATTCTTTGCCTTGAGTATTTAACATTTCATCAGTTATTCCTGTTATTTTAGTTATATCAGGACTTAGACTAGTATTTATTTTAAGTAGTGAATCAAATGTAACACCGTTATTATCTCTAGCACTTATTTCGATTATTTTTTCGTGAAAAGGATTTAATCCAGTTGTTTCAAAGTCGTACCATATTGTTCTTGTATTTCGCATTTCGTTAGTATTTGATATTATCATAATAAACTATTATATAATAATAATATCAAATTTTTAATCAGATTCACCGCGTCTTATATCACCATATTCATTAAATTCTGGTTCATATATCAACGACTGCATGGTAAATCTATCTATTTTGTTATCACGAGTTGGAGCAATTCTAACCATTTTTTCTAATTTAGGAACAATTAATTTATTAACATTCATGGCGTCTATTACAAATTTTTCATTCTCAGTTGATGTAATTAATTTTAAGAGACTATCATTCTTATCTTTAAATAATATTATTAGCATGTTAAAATCAAAATCATCCATTATCGGAGGGAGTTCTTCTTTATCAATCATTTTCTTATTAGCAATATCATAAATAGCTATATTATCTATTTTAGTATCTAAATAAAATGCGATGTCTCCTATACGAGTGATAAATAAATTATTGATAGGTATATCTCTAGGTATATATAGTTGTCTATTTTGGGGCATTTCTTCGCGTATTTGTTCAATTCGTTCTCCAAATAATGTAATCATTTCAGGAGTAATTGATCTTATATAGTATTTATTTTGTATAGTATAATAGGGCAAAAATGTTTTGGTATTTGGTTCTTCAATTATTATTTGTTCTCTATCTTCTTGTGTTATTTTAAGTTTACCTTTATCGTAACTATAGATTAATGATATAATTATAGAATATTCATTTAATAGAATAAATTCAATTCCAGGTAATAATCTAATAATAAATTCATATTTATCTGCGTCATCAATAGTTATAGTTCGTTGCTGAACTTCAGTCTTTAATTTACCATTATATATCAATATATATGCGTTTACCCATTTAATAATATTATTTGGTACAGACATATCAAAAACAGGAAACTGGAATTTTTCTAAAATAATTGGTAAAGTTCTATCATTGAATTCAATTTCAATCATATGGTCACTATTATTATAAGTCATTTTTTTATTAAAATTTACATTAAAATATTCTTCATTAAAAAATGACCTGTTTTTATGAAAATGATAGGACATTTCCGATAATTTATGTTTAGGTTCTCCTAATAATACTTTTGTTGTATCATTTTCTTTAATAATAGGAATTGCGTCCATAAAATTAGAACATGATAATGGAGAAGTCTTAATAAAAGTATCTAAATCTGAAATATCTACTCCATATAAATCATCAGGTATGGAATTTAATATCGCACGTTCGGATACTACTAATGTGCTATTATTTATTAGAGTTAACGCTTGTTCTGTAGAAAGTATGTGTTTCGCAAAATCTACCAAAATGCTTCTAATATCAGTAGTTTCTAAATTTATAACAATTAGTTTTTGATAATTTTGGGATATTAAACTATTTGATACTTTCAACAATGCTATTGGATTTGTCTTTAATTTACCAATAAGTTGTTCATCTTCACCATCCTTAATTTTATTTACAATTATATAATTAGAAACATTTTTCATTGAAGTATTATTTAAACTTTGTTTTATATAAAAAGTATCCACATTCACATTTTTATTAGCAAACTGTAATTTAATATCACTTATATATTTACTATATTGCATTATTACGTTAACATCTTCATCCTCAATACTATTATTCATATCTCTACACAAAAATACTAAAGCAAATTTTTGAAAATGCCGTTGTTTATCTAATCTTAAAACATCAATATTTAAATGTATATCTCTATCACTGGTCCAAACTAATTGAGCTAATTCATTTTGACTTTTATCTAGATATTCTACTATTAAATTTGTATTATATTTGTTTCCAAAGATATGCACACTATTTTTCTCAACAGCTATATAAACATTAAAGTGGTTTTCAAGCGTCTTTTTAATTGATATTAGATTTTCTATTAGTTCTTTTTGCATATTTTCCATTATTGTTATATCCCAACTATTGATATCATTGATATATTCATAACACCCTTCGCAATTGTATGTATTACCATTTATTGTAAATGTTTCAAAATTACTATTTAAATCTCTAGTAGTTCTCAATGAACTAATAGATACATCAAAATATCCTTCTATTTTTTGTTTATTATTAAATAAAATATAAGAAACCATTGAATTTACATCAATATTCATATAGTCTGGTCTATGAGTATAAATATCTCTAGATATTTTTAAGATATATTTTTCGGCGGTATCATATCGATTATGTATTTTAGATATTGCTGTAGATAAATAATTCATGACTGTTTCTTTATTAAGTATAATCTCCGCAAGTTTTTGTGCATTTTTACCCATTTGTTTACAATGTTCATCATTTTCTGGAGATAAACACCATCGTAATACGTTTGGTAATTCCTCAATACTATTTATCAAAATATGGTCAGCATCTTTATTTTTAACATTTGATATCAATTGTGATTTTAGTAAACTACTATACCACAGATTATTCTCACTTTGTAATTTTATGATGGTGCTTCCTAAAGTCATAAGATATGAATATTTATAACTAGCCCCATAAGAATCTAAATATAGTATATATTTTGATTTAGCCAAGTCGACAAGTTTTAAACTAGAAATTGGTTCTTCTGTATAGTCAACTACATAATCTAATCCTAAGTTTTCATTATATTGTGTTTTACCTTTAGTAAAATTAACTATATTTTCGCTATTAGTTGAAATGATTAACGACCTATCATATTCAGTTATTTTAAAATCAATATGTTCTTTTAATTCTGGTGTAATAGCATTTACTATAGTTAGTGCTCTTAGACGAACATTATCATCAAGAGTAGTTCCACAATAGTTACTTGAACCACGAAATACCATTTTATTTACGCGTTTAGACCATTCTGGTAGTTCTTGTTCAATACCTCTAGCTTCAAAATATCCATTTCGGCAACCATGTTTATCTTTAAAAAATAGTTTTGTGATACACCACCAATCAAAAACATTTGGAATAGATAGATGTTTTGAACTATTTAAAGATTGTAATGTTAAAATGGGATAATCGCTTAATATATCGTGTGATGTTATAGGATGCTCACCTATATATATAATGAGATCGGTATCTGGAATACTCATTGTTTTACATAATGTATCAAACATATGATAGATTACCCTATAATACAAATCGTTAAATTCAAACATTTTTGTATTTACAGTACATCCTTCTTTATTCCAAAGTTTTACATTTTTATCAACAGATAAATAGTCAGCTGTTTCAGGATAATATCTATATTTTTTAAGTAATTTATCTAAAATATAGTCTAAATTTTGTAAAAGTAGAGAGCTATATTTTTTTGATTTATTATCAATTTTATAGAGAGGATTAAAAATAGCAATTTCTCCATTTTTAATTAAACAATATATAGAATGGTTTGTTATAGAAATCAATTCATTTATTGTTGTTTGTATATCTATAGGATTTAACATTTTACCAGATATGCAGAAATCAATATAATCTTGTAATTCATTAGGAAAATTTTCTTTTTTATTTATAGTAAACGGTGTTGGATTAATAGCACCTAATAGATTTCTCCTAAAAAACGCGTCATCTATACTATTTTTATTTAATTTTATTTCAATTGTTTTACTCATGCCCAGACATTTATCAGACTGTTCAACTTGTGTTTTGTTAGAAGATTGTTTTACAAATACATAATAATTATTTAAACTGGAAAAATCTAAAAGTTCACTATAATCACTATTATCATATAATGTTTTTGCTGAAACATTAATATCCAATAAACTTTTAATATCTGATGTTATCATATCTACAGGTAGTTTAAGATATTTAAAATTTCTTCTAAATTCTGAAATATTCATTACATGTAATCCTACAATATTTGCTTGTTCAATTAAAAATTGGGGATGCACTAAAAATTCAGGAAATTCTTGTCCTGTTGTGTCTAAACGAACAAATATTTGCTTACCTAAACCATTCTCATCCGATGGTAGTTCATCTAAGTCAAATTCAAAACCATTTCTTATACTATATATTACATCGTCATAACCACGCATTTTAACTTCAATATTTCCATCATTTTCTTTTAGTTTATTATATACTTTACTACCATCCATAGTTGTGATAAGAGCAATACCCCCATCTCGTAATGAATCACTTATATTTTGTAGACAGTTTTTAACAGATACAATATTATCAAAACAGTAATGTATTGAAAACATAGTAGATACTACATCGTAGCTGTTTTTACCATTTTCTTTTATTATTTTTTTTAATTTCATAACATTCTTAGTGTTTGTGTTAGCAAACGCGTTCCCGTTATAAAAATTAAGACACATATTTGATAATCCATAATCAATCTTAGATGTCTGAAAGAAATTAGAATTAGATGTTTTTGATTTAGATTTTAAAAGCCTTGTTTCAAAACTATCATCCAATCCAAAAATATTATTTTCATTTACGTCTAATGCTAATATATTACCATAATTAGCAATTATCCATTTGTCTATATCACCACCTCTTCCTGCCGAAAAATCAACCAATTTTGGTTTTAATTCAGTAGTAGCAGTAGCAACTCGTGCTCCGTCCAATAATATTGTTTTAATTAGATTGTGAAATTTACGCATCGGCTTATCTAATTGAAAACCACCATCTTCATAATATTTCTCATTTTTAACATTTAATATCATTTCTAAATCAGTTGTAATTTCTTGATGTGTTGGATGAACATTCACATTTTTCCATTGCATTGAACTAGATTTAGTTATTATACGAGAGCCTATTGATAATGTATCTAATTCTTGTGTTAAAAGTTTCATTGCGTATGGTATTTGTATTTTACTAAAATCATTTTTAGAAGTCTCGATTTGTTCTTTATGCATATTTCCATTCTGATATGTTATTTGTGTTGAATTACAACTATAGCAATGGTATATTTGTTTATTTGTGTTTACCATTCCTATAAAACCACAACCATTGCAGATATAAAAATCAGATGAATCTGAGCGGTCTCCCATAGTTTCCTTTAAAAATAGAGCTGTTCCATGGGATAAAATCGCATCACGTTCCATTTCACCTATGCGTAAACCACCACCAATTGATCTTCCACCGGTAGGTTGTTTATTTAATGCTGTAACAGCACCAGTATCACGACTATGCATTTTATCTTCTACTTGATGTTGCAATCTTTCATAGTATGTAGGACCGATGAAAATATCATGTTCAAGAGGCAATCCACTCATGCCGTTATATAAAACTTCACATCCTGTTTTTTCAAAACCTAGTCGTTGTAATACCTCGCCTATTTTATCTAAAGGAATATCTTGAAAAGGACTACTATCACCAAATATACCTAAAAGTGAACATTGTTTTGTTTGTTGAGTTTCAATAAACTGTGAAATAGTCATGCGTTTTGGAAATGCTTGTGGATTAATAATCATATCAGGTCGAATACCATATTTACTAACAGGCATATCCATTTCATGAAGCAACATGCCCATAATACCTTTTTGTCCAGACCTACTTGCGAATTTATCACCAAGTTCTGGTATTTTTTCTTTTCTCAATCGCACTTTAACAAAAAGATAATCATTATTATCATAACTATAAAAAACTTTATCAATGAAACCTGTTTCTGCTCGTCTTACATATTCACTTTCATCAATATAGATTGTATTACCATCATCATCTTTTTCATTTGTTATTCTAACTTTTCCAACGATAATATCGTTTTCATTTACTTTTACTCCTTCACGAACTATTCCAGTAATAGGGTCTAATTTTGAATAATCGCCTGATTTTAAACCTTGAACTACAATTTTACTCTCTTTTGTAATTATTGTTAAAGGATTACATATTTTAGATCTTAAATTATTGTATTCATTTGTTTCTTCTCTAATGGCATATGTACGAAACTTAACTGACCGAAATAATCCTCGATTTACACTTGAACGATTAAATATGATACTATCATCTTGATTATATCCAGAATAACATGATATCGCAATTATAGCATTAATACCGTAGGGTAAAATATTATTATATAGATGTTTTGATATACGATTTTGCACAATAGGTTTTTGAGAATAATATAGCACTTGTGTTTTGGTGTCCATTCTATTTCTAAAATTAGATGCGTATACACCAATAGCCTGTTTTCCCTGGCCACAACTATACATGTTACGAGGTAATTGATTAGTTTGTACATATGGTATAATTGAACCCATAATACCAAATATAATACACGGATGTATTTCACAATGAGTAAAATTACTATTTTTGTTATTAGTTAATTCACCTTGGTTCATGGCTATAAGAGATGTATTTGCTTCTTCAGTGTCTATAAATTCAATAACACCCGCCGTTTTTTCCAATTCCTCATTAGTAGCATAAGTTCTATAATATTTATTATCATATTGGCTCCAAGAAGATTTGGCTGTCCCACCAATCAGTTGGTGCCAAGTTATTTTATGGTCAATTATAAGTTGTATGTGCGATTTTTTAATTGATAGTTTTCCATTTTTTACAATAATCATAGGATGGCAACTTCTACCACTATCGGTGGATAATTTAATTTCGTATTGGTCTATATACCAAGAAATAGATGTATATACATTAATCAGAGCATTTCTTCTAAGTAATCTAATTCTATCTACCAGTAAGTTAGGTTTATCATGATATCCAATGAGCCTTCCATTTAATAACACTTTTGTTAATTTATTACAACAAATATAATTTATAGACAAAGACATATTATCAATTAAATCACAGTCTAAAAGTGCTTGGTATATAGATGAACTATGTGTTCCAAAGGTTATATCAGTCATAATAGCAATATTTGTTTTAACTCCAACACTTCCACCATCAGGTGTTTCAACAGGACATAAAATACCGTAAGTAGACAAATGGAGCATGTGTGGACCTCTCATTTTCGAGCTAGAACTAAGCGGTGTAACAACACGACGAAGATGACTTATCATTCCTAAATATGTTAACCTGGCTAAATCTTGAACCACACCTTGTTTACACGATGCGGCGGGTGCATTTTTTAAGCCCCAACATTTCTTAAATGCATATTTAAAACCATCAGTCATTATTGTACTATCAAATATAGTTTCTAAATTTTCCATATTTACAAGTTCTGATATATTAACACTATTCCATAAACCCATTGTTTTTCCTGATTCAAAAATCTGATTACATTTGTAAAACATTAAGTTTTTAACCCGAAAATATAAATCTCTAAATATATTTGCTATTAGAAATCCACTAACATCTATTCTTTTAAACATATAATTATCCCTATCAGTTGTTTCAATTAATCCCATTTTTGTTTTTAATAATTGATTAGTCATATATCCTAAAAAGTAACCCTTTTCAATTAGATTAGTTGTTCCAATGTGTGGCACTAAATAATTATATAAAGTATCATAAATATACTTAAATTCTGTTTCATTTTTTGAGTTTAATTTATTTATATAGGCATTTCTTTCTTCTTCCTTAATTGATAAAATACTTTTCTTTTTAAATGGGTCAATAGGTTTAATTATATTTTGTAAATATTGTAAAGCATCCAATTGTGTGCGAATATCAGAACTAATTAAAACATTATCATATAACATATTTAATAGTTGTTTACCAAAAGGTGTTTCTAGGTCACCAATTATACATTGTAAAATATCTTTATCAGATGTTATACCTAAAGCACGAAATAATATAAAAATAGGAACTTCTTCCTTAATATTAGGGACACCAATAAATAGTAAATTTTCTTTACTATTATTATTATTTTTAAGATCTTTCTCGGGTTTTCTTATATAAATATTTGTTATTCTTGCTGGTTGAAGTGTATCTTCAGGAACACTTCTTATTTCAGCTTTATAATCTTCTTTATCTTCAGGTTTCGATTTATATATGTAAATTTTATTTTCTACTTGTCTTGTTTGAGCAGTAATGACTTTTTCTTTACCATCTATAATAAAATATCCACCTTGATCATATGGACATTCACCAAAATCTTTAAGATTTGATTGAGGTATACTACTTAACACACAACCTTTTGAATGAAGCATAAGGGGGATTTTTCCTAAAAGAGAATTTTCAATAGTTTTATATTGTATTGTTATAGGATTAGTCATATCTTTACTTCTTTCAAAATATTTATAAATAATATGAATATCCGTATATATAGCCATAGTATATGTTAGATTTTTGAGTCGCGCTTCATTTGGATACAACTGTTTATTTTTAGTTGTAACTGTTTCTATTTTTTGTATGTTTCCATCATCTCCCACATTGTCTATTACAGATATACTTTTTTCAAAAATAATTGGCTTTCCAATTCTAATACTCGACCCATCATTAACAATGGTAGTTACACCATCTTTTTCTTTTTTACTTCCTCCAATAATTATATCAACTTCAATATCATCGGGTTGTGATAGCGTGTATACAAGTTGTATTGGGTTAAATTGACGAATAGTTTTAGCAATATGCTCATCAATAAACATATTATACGAGTCTATTTGATTTTTACTGATATAGTGACTAACGTCCCTAAAATATGTGTCGATAATTTCCCAACAAACTTCTTCTAATTTGATTTCATTTGTATCATCCATTAGAAAATTATATATTATATAAATATCTTAGATTTTTAAGCAAATACAAATGAATTATTTATATTAATTTATAGAAAACAAAACTATAAATAATTATTAAAAAAATTGAATTGTTTAACAATCATATAAGAATATATGAATAATAATTTATTATACATGATTAAAGACGATAATATTAATTCAGTTCAATATAAACCACAAATGAATGTAAAACAAAATTTACCAAATCGCAATAGGTCTCCTGATAAGCATTATTTTAATAGTGAAGTTATTAAGATTAACCCCTATAATCCTAATAACTTCTTAGTAACAGTAGAGCAAGTTCAGGAAATATTACGAAAAGTAGATATTCATATTCCTATTAAAAATATTAACTATTATAGGAAAGCTTTTACCCATAAAAGCTATTTAAAAAAAATGCTTACGAATAAAGGCATAGATATTATTATAGAAAAATCGCCAGAAGTATTAGACCTACAAGAAGAAAGTAATGAAAGATTGGAATTTTTAGGGGATGTTGTTACTAATACCTGCATAGTTAATCATCTATATGACCGTTTTCCAACAGAACAAGAAGGATTTCTAACTCGTTTAAAAACCAATTTAATTTCGACAGTTTGGTATTCTAAATTTGCTAGATACATGGGATTGCAAAAATATCTAATTATATCAAAACATGTTGAAGAGGTTGGTAATGGTCGCAATAGTGATAAAATATTAGAAAATGTATTTGAGAGTTTTATGGGTGCTTTATTTAAAGATTTTTCAACTATCCCAAGTGTGTATACACAAAAATTAGGTTTATTATCTGGACCTGGATTTGAAGTTTGTGAAAAATTAGTAACACATCTTTTACAAAAACTTATTGATTTTGATGACTTGTGTAAAAATGATACAAATTATAAGGATATTTTACAGAGACATTTTCAAGCCTTATATCAGACAACTCCAAATTATATAGAAATTAGTGTAGAAGGACCACCTAATAATCGAATTTTTACAATGGCTGTTCTTGATATCAATAATAAACAAATAGGTAAAGGTATTGCTAATTCCAAAAAAAAAGCAGAACAACTAGCAAGTTTAGAGGCACTTAAAATATTAGGAAAATTATAAATTATTTATCAATTTAATACAATAAATATTTAAAAATAGTAAGTAATAATTAAAAATATTGATTTATAATTTTAATTATTAATTGTTGAATAAGAAATTATATAGAAATAATTACATAATCTACGAATATATATGTGCATACATATTCCAAATACATTATTAAAAAAAGTTTCTAATAATATTAAACAAGTAACGGTAATGTCTGAGGAAGAATATGAAGATTATAATGAATTCTTATATAAATTGTTTGGTGAAATACATACAAAATATGGATTTACGCGGTCTAAATTATAAATAAATATAGTATCATATATTGTTTTGCCGATTTATGTTTATTTTCTAGAATTATTATATTGATTTTATTATTAAAAATTAATAAAATTAATAAAATCAATAAATGATGATAATATCTAAGGATTAATTTTCTCACACAACTTGACCAATACACCAAAGTACTGCCACATACATTCTTTTGTCTGGTCACTCATAGTGCCCCAATATTTTTTTAGATTCATAACAGTCATCATATTATTCGCTTCTCCCCCTGCTATTTTACTAAAATCCATATTAAGAAAAAAATCTTCATTTCTATTTAAAATTTGTTCTTTAAAAGGATAAACAAACTGATAAAATGTAGTAAAAATAACCTTAGGGTTCATACGTTTCATAGTATCAATACTTGTTTTAGCCATTTTAATATCAACATCTTCTGGATACATATCCGCTAATTCACAACAAAGACTGTTTAATTGATTAACAAAAAGAGATAGAGGAGTTTGGGTAGACATTTTATACTATATTATATTTATTTGATTAGATTTTATATATTTTTACGCCAAATAAATTAATATAGACATTTATAAATTTAGTTATAATATTTATATATTTTATATGGATGATTAGTGAAATTTCATATTTAGCAAGTAATAGCATTATTAGTTTATATGGTGTTTTAATTAAATATTATACCGATATTACTATTTTTGAACAACTATTTATTAGAACATTAGCATTTGTTATTATCTCGGTTATGGGTTTAACTTACAATAATTATAGTATTTTAGATAATGTATTTTCTTATGATAGTATCATGTTATCAATTGTAAATTTAAGTAGTATATATGGTATTTATATCTCATTTAAAGAATTAGGAATAGGAATTACAAATAGTATTTTTTATACTTGGCCTGTCTTATTATATTTATCTTCTATTCCAATATTAAATAGAAATTTTTCTTTAAAAGAATTTGCCATTATTTTAGCAACAACATTATCTATGATACTTATCCTATCAAAAAATATAAAATATAATATTAATGCACATGAAATTTTAGGTATAATTGGCCTATTTGTATCTATTTTTACACATATTGCTACTATATTATATTTTAAAAAAAAAGACAATAATATTCACGCATACCTTTTAAAACAATATGGTTTTGGTCTAATTATATTAATCATATTTTATTGTATGACTAACCATACAAACGACATTAAAATGAAACCAGAATATATACCAATATTTTTTTATTCCGCAGTTTTTGGTTATATTGGGTTTTATTTTAATTTTTATTCAATAAAAATATTAGATCCATTTAAAATATCTATACTTGAATTTTTAACAGTAGCATTAAGTTTTCTAATTGGTTTTGTACTATTTCAAGAAACTACATCTATACAACAATGGATTGGAATTATTGTTATTATTGCCCTAAATTATTATTCATTTAATTTCTTAAAAATATAATTACTAGCAATATGAAATAACTCATTTGAACTATCAACAGTTTTTGTATAATATAGACTCATTTCTATTATGTGATACAATAATAAATAGAGATAACTATTCCAATAGTTCATTTCAATTATACTCATACAAATAAATAATTTAATTAGAAATTCGAATGTATTATAATAAAAACCTAAATAGTAACTACCAAACCAATATATTTGTTTATCTTCTGGATGATATAAATAAACAACTGATTGGTATAAACGATATGTTCGCACTATTCGTCTCAATATATACGTAATTATTATTGAAATTAATATTATGATTGGACTATGATTTAATAATGGTAACTGATTATTTGTATTAATATACAAAAATATATCTTCTAAAATAATAATTGATATTTTATTACAAATATGATATAATGAAAAATTTATATTTGATAATTTACCACTATTTTTATAGAAAGATATTATAATAGGATGAAGTAGTAGTAACAAAATGATAAGCATGTAAAATCTATATTTATATTTTATACCTATCTATCTCTTTAAGTTATTAAGTATAAAATACAAAAATAAAAAATAAATTTATAAATGTTCAATATACTTAGATGATTCTTTTTAACTATACAGTAATGTTGCACTTTTTTCACCAATAAAATCAGTAATCATTGAATTTGTTGAAATTAATTCGGTAATATTTTTCATAGCGTCTATGCGATATTTAAATAGGAAATTTACTATTGCAGACATGGGTATATTTTTACCAGAAATTTTATCAATAAATTTATCACATTCAATTTCTATTACACTTTGTGATGTAGTTTTTGAGTTTAGGTCAACAAATAATCGCTTGATATCGTTTTTAGAAGGGTAATCAATTTTAAATATTAAATCCATGCGGCCACTTCTCAATAAAGCCTGATCTAAAAGTTCGGGATGATTTGTAGTAATGAAACAAATTAACCCATGCTTATATAAAACACCATCTAAAACATTTAAAAAACTACTGAATGTAATAAGAGGACTATCTTTATGTTCCCGTTTTTCAAATAAACAATCGATATCTTCGATAAGTAAAAATGAGTTTTCCCGCATATTTCTAAATGCACTTAAAATAGTGCTATTATCAAAATCTTTATTTACTGATAAAATGCAAAGATTTTTATTAAATTCGTTACATAATGCTTTAATTATACTTGTTTTACCAGAACCAGGCACGCCCGTAATCATGTATGTTCGTTTATATGGTATTCCAAATAGAGCATATTCTGATTCATTATCAATAAATTTTGAAATATCATTTTTTATTTGTAGTTTAATATTGTCATCCAAATAAATGGTTGATAACAAACGACTAGGAATTTTTGAATATTTATACCACTCACCATATTTATCAGCTACATATATATTTAATTTATTATCTTCAGATTTATCAAATTTACTTAAAAAGGTATTAATTTCAACTAATAATTTCTCCCAAATTTCAAATGTTTCACACGACAACACTAATTTATCATAAATTAAAACATCTGCGGATGTTCCAACTGGTTCTCCTTTTTGTTCATGTGTAATAATAATTTTAGCACCGTCATCCATTTTGTATATAAACTCACCATATCCTAACATTATTCCAATATCTGTTAAAAATTTTGCTTCTTCTATTTTTTTTATATTTTTTAATGAACCTACTATAAAATTACTATGGGTTTCTATTCTATCTTTAGAAGCATATAAAAAGTAGGCTATATCTTTTGAACTATATTGGTCTATTTGAAAATTTAGCATTTTTCAATTAAATAAATATTGTAATTATTATTACTATATTTATTTATATAAAATAAATCAAATCAATTTTTTTAGAAAGAAAATCAGTATAATAACTACCTATAGGTTTTCAGTTATTAACTTCACAACTCTTCCATATAATTAATTAGACTAATTTATGTTTTTATTTATTACCGAAAATTCCAAAAAAAGAAGCTTGGTTTTGACCTCATGAACCCCCCATCTGCACAATTTTTTTATTATTCTTTTTTAATGATGAAATGGGCTCACTAAATTGACCTCATCCTCCTCCTTTTTGAAGATTAATATTTTTAGTCTGGTATAATTGGTCAACATGAGACCTAATATTACATGTTAAATAACCATTTGCGGAATTGTTAGAGCATTGATACCCTTTACATGTTTTAGCTAAACAACGTTCACTCATATATTATATCTATATATTAGATTTAAAATATAGATATTAATTTTAATTATCAAATTAATAAATTTATTACATAATCATACAAGATTCATTATTGTTAGTATATGGTTCTACATCACTAATATTAATATCAACATATTCTTCATCTATTTCATCTACTTTATTAATATTATCTGTTATTTCAGATGTTTGTGTATTTTCTATTTGTTTTTCAGTATTTTCTGGAATTTGAATAATTATTTCATTACTCAAAACATTAGTATCAGTTATGTATTCTTTACAACAATTATCAATATAATCTTGGATGGGTATTAATTTAGGCATTTCACTATAATCTTCATCTTCAGTATACATTTGAATAGTGTCTAGTGCTGACACATCATTTGTATTATAATAATTTTCAAATAAAGAATTTATATAATCACAGTCATATTTCATTTTATAGTTATTGAATTTTTTAATATATACATCTTTATCAGATTCATAATTACTTTCTAAAAATAGTTCTGATGGTTCATATGAATCTTGAAAGTTATTATTAACATTATAAATCAAAGATTCCGAAGATTCTGAAGATTCCGACAGTTGATTACATTCCTCATAAATATAGTCTGTGTTATATTTATTATTATAAATATACATATCACTACAATAGCTTGTCTCTGTATCTTCATAACTGTCTTTACTATCGCTATGTTCTCCACTATAATATTTATTATCATCTTGATTATCATCTTGATTATAGTGGTCACTGTTTTGATAACTGTCTAAGTATTTTTTAAAATATTGATTGTTATTATCATAACTATCATAATCATTAAATTTAAAATTATAATTACAGTTATATTCATATTCTTCACTACTATACGAAAATTTCATTAAATCGTGTTCTTTTTCAAATGTTGACACATATTTATTTTCTTCATCGTCACTAACTTCTACATTATCATATTTACTATATACTTTTATAACAGGGTAATCATTATTTGAAAATATAATATTATCTTTGTTAGTATCATTATTATTTTGTTTTTCCACATTTTCCTTAGTAAAGGTATTAATATAATTTTCATCATTATTAAATTTATTATCATACTCTTCTAAATCTGATTTAATAGTATCTAATCGACCATTCAAAAATCCACAGGACATTTCCGACAAATTTACACAATTTGATTTATCTATAACATCGTTTATTTTATTACAACTTTTACTATCTTTATAGTCATCTATTTCATTGTTCATATTACTAATATTTTTATAATGTATTGATTGAAGCACCGTTTTTGTAAATATCTGTTTCCATTCTTCATTATTATATTCATTTTCGGTTTGATAATTACCATATTCTCCTATATCATTTTTAATAAGCTCTAAATTATCATATAATAATCCATATTGTATTTGATATAAATTTTTACAACTCGATTGTTCTAATAAAAAATTATTTTTAGTTTTGATATAGATATTTTTATCAATATAATTTAAAGTTTCATTTTCGTTAGTAATGAATTTTTTTGATAATTCTCTTGATTTATTTATTATATTTGATCGTAGTTCTTTTCTTGATAATATATAATAATTACATAAACCGATATTTATAGATTGATATTTATTTTTGATTTCATTTAAATTTAAAATCAAATATGTATTTGTTACGGGGTCAAAATTCATAACAAAAAATAAACTATAGTTATCTTTATAATCAGATATACTTATAATATCTCCATATCTTACTTTAAAAATAGGTTGTTTAAATTTATAGATGTTTGAAATATATTCATCAGATATATTTATATAATATGCGTCCCATTCAACTATATAATAATTTAAATCTTCAGTTGATACCATCAACATTTCTGGATTAGCCGCAAGATTGTAATTATCATCTAGTTTAACTATACTAATATTATTATTATAATGTGCATATACATACCAAATAGATAATTTATAATATTTGCCATATATTCCTATTATTGAACCCTTGGGTATAGCCTTAATACTGTTATCGTATTCTTTAAATTCATCTAAAAAATAAGTCATATTAACACTCCTTTTATATACGTATTATAAATATAATTCTTTAAACATTTATAATACATAATTCTATATAATTATTTTAACCCAAATCTTTTTATAATTTTTAAATATTATATAATATAAACTAATAATGGCTCATCATACTCTTCATTATTAGGATAAATTGTTTCAAAAATATATTGCGATTTTAATTCTATATCATACTTAGTTAATATGATAATTTTAAACAAGTAACTAATTAGGTAATACATAAAAAATTGATAATTTATTTAAATCTATAATATATTTATTACATTATGAATGGTATTTTAAAAAAACATTTTTTAGGAGAATGTGGCATATGTTATAAAGAGTTATTTTTAGAAGCCAATCACATAGTAACAGAATGTAAACATTTATTTTGTATAAAATGCATACTCAAATGGTATAATTTATCTAATACATGTCCTATATGTCGAGATAATTTATATGAAAACACATGGGACGAACCTGAATATACAGACATTAGTTTAGGGAATATATATTTGGAATTTTTGAAGTCGACAGCTATAGTAATAGTAGTATATATACTGTTGATTGGGATGATGGTAAATTTGATACTATAGATGATTATTTAGAAGATGAATATACTTGGACAGGTATTGTAGAAGAAGATGATTTACAAATTACAGCAAATAATCCAGAATTAAACCGTACCATTAGTAATATGCGACACTATATTATAAACCTTATTAAATATCATACATACAAACAATGCATTTTATTGCCTATAGAATTTAATGGGAACATCTATCAAAAAATGATTAATCAAAATAAATATAGAGATTTTCATAACATAGATAATTTATCTAATTTACCCCCAGCTTCAGAAAATATATTTGAAATAGTAATGAAAAAATACTGAGATTATCGAAGATACTCATCATTTTGGACGCATTAGAGGTAAAAAAATGGTGAATAAGCATTTTGTTGAATATGTTTTTGTTTTAGATTTAATTGCCCTATATTATTCAACCAGATTAGATAGTGATGAATTTGTAGTCATTAACGAAAATGCCGAAATTATGTTTATTGATATCCGTCGCATGTATGAAATAAGTCCTTGCTTTATTGGTGATAACTAAATTTATCAATTTATGTATTGTATATTTGGTTGAGAACTACAATAAAACATAATAACATATCCAAATAATACGCGTTGTTCTAAAGAATAATTATGAATAGGGATTCTTAAATATTGTGAAACAACACTAGATAACATAATGGGAATAAATACAAATAATTGTATAAAATATAATATATATAATTGTTCCATAAATATATTATGATTACATATTAAATTATTTATAAATAAACTAAGTATAAAAAAATAAGGTAAGAATATAATGGAAGAACACTTTCATCCTAAAATTACTACACGAGACGAACTTGAAAAAATGATTAATAGCACTGCTTGCATTCGTTATAGTAAAATACCAGATGTACCAAAAAAAATAATAGCTATAGGTGATATACATGGTGATTTTGGACATTTATTTACTATTCTAAATAGACTAAATATTATCGATGACGAAAATAATTGGACGGGAGGAGATACGATAATAGTTCAAACAGGTGATGTATTAGATGATGGTGGTAGGGGATATGATAAAAATAAAAAAGAGCATAGTGTTGATGAAATAGCTATATATAATTTATTAATTAATCTAAATGTTCAGGCAAATAAAATGGGGGGTGCTGTTTTAATGTGTATAGGTAATCATGAAATTGTTAATATATTTGATAATAACATTGATTATGTTAATTTTTATACCAAAAAATATTATAGTGATATATTAAATATAAGTCGTAAAAATATTATTTCAATTGGTTCAGATATGGCTAAAAAATTAAGTTGCGTTTTAAAATCAGTTATTAAATTAGGTAATATTTATTTTTGCCACGGTGGTATATCATATAAGTTATACAATAATGTAATGCGGAGTAACAGGTGGAGCACTTTTGATAAATTTATTGAGCATATCAATGGTGTATTGCCGAAAATGCTCAATGGTAATGTAGAATTATATAAAAATGAATTAGAATATATTCAACAAATTAGTTGGAATAGGGATTATGGTAGCTTTATGCCTAATGAATTTGTATGTGATGATTTTAATAAGATTTTTGGTAAAAAAGGAAAATTAGTTATAGGACATACCGTTCAACCTCAAGGTATAAATTCGATATGTGATAATAGAATATTTAGAATAGATACAGCCATATCTAGAGCTTTTGGCGGAAATAATAAATTAGAAGTGCTTGAAATAATTAATTGTAATGATTTTTATAGAATTTCTATTTTACCAAATGAGATAATAAAAAAGAAACTTTAGATAATAAATATTGCTTTTATACACTTATATAAAGTTTTTTTTTTT